CTCAGGTTGGCACCGTACAGGTTGGCATCGCGCAGGTTGGCTTTAGATCCGTTTTCACCAAACGAAGTCATCCACACTTTGTGCTCATCCAGAATTTTTGATAATTCAGCAGAGTTCATTTTGTTAATCCTTTTGATTGGTCGTAGTAGGCCGGAATCGATTTACCGCGCATTTTCTGGTGCGCGTTAATCAAGTGGGTAGGGTGGTTAACCGGCTTCTTGTATGCCGGGTTGCGCTTGCGTTCGGTTACTTCCAGCTTCTTGTCGCGGAGAGCTACGAGCGAAGTGGCTCGGTCAACGCGGCTTGCATGCTTGCGTGATTCTTCCTGAGAAGCGTCAGGAGCCTCGCAACCTAAAATGGAGTCGATGATATTGCCGATAGAGTCACGCTCGATAGCGAGCTTTCTGCGCCGCTCATGACGGCGAGTTTTAGCGTTACCAGCTGATACTGAAGAACCGTATTGGATAACCGTCATGGCTTTGTCCTCGTGTGAAATGTCTTTGAAATGCTTTCATTTCAGAGTCATCTCTAGCCCCTCATAAGAGGGGCAGAAAGAGCATCTATGCACCAAAAAGGACGATGCTCGCGCCGGATCGATAGATTTAATTAATCTGAGTTTTGAAGTTATGCATTCACATAAATCCTCCTGTTGCATGTGCAGCATTGGCTGTGTTTGGCGGCTGCATTTCGCCTGGTGAAATGGATTTGGTGATTGGATGGCCGGCGCTGAACCCCGGCTAGCTAGACATGCCACGAAATGAATCAGTTGCACCCCCGTCGCTGTGGGGAGACTTGACCAGCAAGTTACATTCGTGTGCGCATCAGCCTGCGCATTCATCCAATCCAAAACCCATCTCGTTTGGTATCTGTTCGCGCTTTGTCAGCGCACCGTCGAAGTTAAAGAGCGATGCCAATCTGTTCCGTTTGGCTACCAGCGTCCTGCTGTTGAGATGAATAATATGCGTATAGCGCATATGCGTCAAGCGCATAATGTGAGGGTGTAGTTAAAAAAGTGGGGAATTTGATGTATGCGTATGAAACAGAGAGAGAAAAATATTTAGGCAGGGTTTGCTACAGGCACAAAAAAGCCCGCACATGGCGGGCTTAGTATGCAAAATGTTGGCTATCCGTGACGGCGGAACTGCTGAGATTGGCTTAGCATAACGCGACCAGCCACATGAAACATATGCATTTCTTCTTCTGAAATTGTCCACTCACGATAGCGAGGATTGTCAGAAATCACGATCAGCTGGCTCTTCACCTTTTGCAGTCGTTTAACAAACATGTCGCCATTAAAGTTGAAAACGTAGATGCCATCACCGTCAAAAACACTGACGCCGACATCTACAAAGATGAGATCGCCTGGCTCTATGGTTCCTTCCATGCTGTCACCGCGAACGTTGATGAGCTTCACAGATGATTCTGGCCGGTTACCAAAAATAACCCTGGCCTGGTCAGGCACATACTCAATAGACCGTATAACTTCTACGACGTCTTTCGAGGCAGCCCCATCACCTGCGCTTGCTGAAACATCAAGAACGTCAATTCGATACACATCATTCCTCCCCTTTTTTATAATGGAACCAACACTGTATGTATCTACAGTATCACTGGCTTCATTAGAAGAGAATAGCTCAGCTACAGGAACTCCGAGAGCTTCTGCAATCTTTTGAATGAGAGTGTCGCTATAACCCTGCATGCCGCGCTCTAGACGCGACAGATTCCCTACGTCGCTTTCTACGCGCAACGCAAGCTCACTGAGGGTCATCTGATTCGCTTTGCGAATCTGTCGGATTTTTTCGCCTATTTTCATGGCTCATATTCAACCTTTTTTATGCGTGACACGCAAAGCGCCTTGCGCATATTTTTTATTTCGCATATTATGCGTATAGCGCATTACGGAGGTGCAATATGCAGACGCCACTTAGAAAAATGCGTGTAGAGAAAAAGCTGACAATCGCCGAGGTAGCCATCGCAACACAGTTGGACGTTGGCAACCTGAGTCGAATCGAAAGGGGAATGCAGGTTCCGTCTCTCGAAACAGCTGAGAAGCTCGCAAAGTTCTTCAAGGGGAAGATTAGCGAGATGCAGATTCTCTACCCGCACCGATACATGAAGGCGACTGATTCAGCCGCCTAAGCAGTACCCGCTCTTTACCAATCTGAACCGCCGACAACGCGGTAATTCAATCAAGTGGCAGACCCCACGGTCTGCGCACGTATCTATCTAAACCACAAAGGAAGAATACCGAATGGAACTTACAAGCACACGCAAGAGAGCCAACGCAATTACCAGCAACATTTTTAACCGCATCGCTATTCGCGGTCAGCGAAATATCGCATCGCAGCTGGGCGTTGATGAGTCGCAAATTACCCGTTGGAAATCCAGCATGATCCCGAAGATGTCGATGCTGTTGGCAATTCTGGAGTGGGGAGTTGAAGACGAGGAATTATCGAATCTTGCAAAGCAGGTAGCACTGCTTCTCACAAAAGATAAAGCCCCAAGCGCTGGAACGCTTGAGGCTTAGCAAACTGTGTTACGCCAAGTAACAGGAGTAATTATGGAATTTACAGAAGAAAAAGTAAAGCTATCGCAACACAAGCAACGGATTCTTGATGAGGCCATGGAAATTGATATGGATCCTCTGAGGCACTTGAATTTGCCAGAAGATTACCGTCATCAAGGCTGGGTTTATGCCCTAACAAATCCAGTTATGCCTGGTCTTTTTAAGATAGGTATGACCACTTCTGAGCCAGAAGTTAGAGCAAAGGAAATTTCTCAAGGGACTGGCATTCCAATGCCATTTGAAGTGGCTAAAGCCTATTACAGCGACAATCCGAGAGAAGATGAGGCCGAAATTCATCTGTATCTAAATGATTTTCGCGTAAGCCAAAACAGAGAGTTTTTTAAGTGTGACCTCGAAACATTAGAAGAGGCAGCGTCTGCATGTGGACTGGATGAGAGAGGTTCATCTGTAGAAACTCTCGCTGATAAATATGACGTCTTTTGCTTTGACAAAAGAAACAAGCTTGATTTAGTCGAATTGTTCCAAGAGTTGGGAATAGAAGTATTTGGTGATCCTGTTGCCACAGCGGAAGCAATGATTCGACTGTCAACAAGGTTTATTAAAACCTACTCGCTCAACGGTTCATCCGTCATTTTTCATGAAAACAAAACCAAGCGAATAATCCAAGGGCTAGCTCAGAGCTTTGAAGCCTACCTAAAAGAACATCCAGAGGAGAGAAATAAGCCTGGACTGTTCCATCTGCCAATTTGACCGAGGTAATTATGGCTAGATCAAGAAACATCAAACCAGGCTTCTTCACTAACGATGAACTAGCCGAATGCTCACCTCTCGCCCGGCTTTTGTTTGCCGGGTTATGGACTATAGCCGACAAAGAAGGTCGATTGGATGACCGGCCAAAGAAGGTGAAAGCTCTCGTTCTTCCTTTCGATAATGTCGATTGCGATGAGCTTCTTCAGCAGCTTCATGATCGCAAATTCATTCAACGCTATCAGGTTCAGGATGGCGCATACATCCAGATCACCAACTGGAAAAAACACCAGAACCCTCACTGCAAGGAAGCTCCTAGTGAGATACCTGAATACTGCGAGGCAGATGAAAAACAGGAAGAAGAACAAGTCAAGGAAGATGAAAGCACCATGCAAGTACAGTGCAATAACAGTGCAAATGAATCACAAGTCACTGATAAATATCAAGCACAGTTAGAGCACAGTGCAAGCACGGTGCAAGAACCAGTGGAGAACAATTTAAATCCTGCTGATTCCTTTAACCTGATTCCTGATTCCCTCATTCTGATTCCTGATTCCGTAGTTAACACCCAAGCCGCTGACGCGACTTGTTCCGAAGATGGCAATGTTCACCAGATGGCTAGTCGTTACGCCTTCGAGGGAAATGTTATTCGACTGAACCAGAAGGACTTCGATTCCTGGAAGGCGCTTTTCAAAAATATTGACCTGGCAGCAGAGTTGACTCGCCTGGATCTGGAATTCACGCATGAGAAGCCGAAAAACTGGTTTAGTACTGCCAGTGCCAAGCTGAACTACCAGAACAAACATTCTCCAGGCCGACCAATTCAGAGAGCGGCTGTCAACCAATCACACTGGAACGACAAAGACGAGTGGGAGGAAAACTTCCTATGAAAAACCTTGTCCAGGCGATAAACAATCGCGACAGCAACGCTCTGGCTCGCCTTGCTGAAAATCACCAGGAGCCAGAACGCGGCGTGAATTTCGAAGCCGAGAAGCTAGTCGACATACTGTTCGATAACCTGAAGCAACTTTTCCCGGCATCTGTCAGCACCGTCCTGAAAGACCCGCGCGACGAGGCCGCTGCTAAGCGTCAGTGGATTGCCGCGTTTGCAGAGAACAAAATCCAAAACAAAGCACAGCTTAAAGCCGGCATGCAACGTGCCCGCGCCAGTGAGTCCCCTTTCTGGCCTTCTCCAGGGCAATTCATAGCCTGGTGCAAAGACGCGGAATTCAGGGGTAGCGGACTACCAGATACGACAGAGCTTTTCGAAATGGTAATGCAGTACTGCGCGAAAAAATGTCAGTACGCCACACCTGAAGAGTACCCATGGAAAAGCAACGCCTGCTACTGGATGGTAACGAAGCTTTACGACCTTATGCGCTCATTCAACCTTACCGAGCCTGAACTCCGGAAGCGGTGTTCTGAAGAGCTTCGAAAGATGTCTGTTCGTATCGAGTCAGGTGAGCAAATCCCCGCGCCTGTAGTTCAGATCCCCAAACTTCACATCCCCCTTAGCAACGAGAAAGGCCTGGCAAAAATCGCCGAGTTAAGGGCTAAGCACAAGTTCCGGAGGCACTGATATGGATATGGAACGAATCCGTTTCGAAGAGCTTTTCTCAAGTATCTTCAGGTCTAAATATGACCTGTCCAGAACAGCTATCGGCTACCTGAACCCGTTTGTTAATAGCTGTTTTTTCTTTTGGCAGGAAGGTCGAGGTGTCGAGTGAAGAGGAAATTCAATAGCGGCTCAATAGTTTCATGCGTTGACCTGAATCCAGGCTGTCTTTCGTCTTTGGTCGTAAAGAGCACAGGGATTGAGCGGGGTTCGGTTATTTCAGCACTCAACAGACTGACGAAAGAGGGAAGGCTTCGCAGGGAAAGCGCTGCCAGGGGATTTATTTATTTTGTTGGCGATTCTGCGAGTGAGCGGGTGAGGAAAAGCAAACGCGGCAACCAATCACCCAAATTGACAGGCGCTTTCGGGTGCGCAAATCCATTAACCCAAATGTTCAACAGGTGCCTAATGGAGGCCAGATCATGCCAGTGATTAAGAGACAGCGAGAGGTCTATTTCGCCCCGACACGAGGGCGTTGTTACCTGACATTAAGGGGCGCAATTAATGCTGAAGCGCGGGCAATAATCTTTTCAAGATACCCATCAACCGGCTCGGTATTCAGTGACGGCATGCTTATCGAGGACCCATGGAGCATTACCACTGATGATCCGGAACGCTATCAGAAAATGTATCGCCGGCTGAAAAGGCTTATCGCCAAATCCGTAATCAGCAATTCTCCTACCGAACATCACAAGGATTTCGCATGACCATATCTATGGCAATGATGGAGCTGGCTCTGAACCCACGATTCAAGGCAGTAATGGATGTCTGCCTCGATGAAGAGGAGTTGATAGTTCAGTTCGAAAGACTTTCTGGCATCAAGCGTCCACCAACGCGCAGCTTCCCCATTGAAGATATGGTGGATATCGCCACAGGCTTCCGGGATGCGCAGTGGAAGGCATTTTTCGAAGCATTCATCCCTTTCGTTTACGACTGCGTCTGGCTCCGCTGGGCAGATCGCGACAATGAAGATTTCTGGCAAACGCCAGCCGAACATCACAAGGATTAACCATGAGCACTATTAGCACAGAACAGGCCAAAGACCTGCGTAACGCATTTGAATGCTGGCAGCATGACTATGACCCGGTAGAAGACAAAGAGCAGTACGAGATGTTTGGCCTTGGCG